GCCATCTTTTTGCGCGTCCAGGTTCAGAACCAAACCAGGGTCGCCCTGTGATGACTAGGGGTCGCCCCGTAATGACTAACTAATGCCAGGCCCACCAAGAAAACCAACGGCCCTAAAGCTGATACACGGCACGCGAGATAAGCGGAAGAACACGCGTGAACCGAAACCCGAAAGCCAAGCGGCCGCGCCCGCGTGGCTGTCGGACATGGCGAGGCTCGAGTGGGACCGCATCGCCCCGGAGCTGCAAGCTATGGGGTTACTTACTGGGGTAGATCAGTCTGAGCTTGCGATTTACTGCCAGGCATACGCGGAGCTTGTACACGCCGAGGTGATGATTCTCGAGCACGGGCATACACAAGTGAGTAGTAGCGGCCTAGAGAGGAAATCGCCATGGCTGCCGATCCGCGATGAAGCGGCCAAGCGGCTACACCTGGTGGCGATACAGTTCGGGTTTACGCCGGCATCGCGGACCAAGATCGAAGTACCCGAGCGACCGGCCGTAGACGATAAGCGACAGTATCTTGGATTCGCATGAAACAATCGCCGGCTTCGATCCAGTAGCAACCGCGGCCGGCTGCGTATTCGATCAGGCGGCGGCCGATAGGGCGGTGGGATTCTTTCGTGATTGTCTGCGGCATGTGAAGGGCGAGCTTGCCGGCGAGCCATTCAAGTTAGACGATTGGCAAGCGGCGGTAGTGGGTGCAATGTTCGGATGGAAGCGTGCCGATGGATTGCGGAGATTTAGAACGGTGTATATCGAGGTACCGCGCAAGAACGGCAAGAGTACGCTTGCGGCCGGCCTGGCATTGTTTCTGTTGTTCGCCGATGGCGAGGCGGGGGCCGAGGTTTACAGTGCGGCGGCCGAGCGGGAACAGGCGAGCATCGTGTTCGATGTGGCGCGGCTCATGGTTGAAGGTGAGCCGATATTGCGGCAACATGCAAAGGTATTCAGGAAGAGTATAGCAATCGAAAAGGCAGCGGCGACATACAAAGTACTCAGCGCTGATGCGTATACAAAGCACGGCCTGAACGCGCACGGGATCATATTTGATGAGCTGCACGCCCAGCCGAATCGGGATTTGTGGGATGTACTTACAACCTCGACGGGCGCCCGAGCGCAGCCGCTCACGGTGGCGATTACAACCGCCGGCTATGACCGGAACAGCGTATGCCGCGAGGTACACGAGTACGCCGCTAAAGTGCGGGATGGGATCATCGAGGATACCGGATTTCTGCCAGTGATTTACGCGGCCGCCGACGATGACGACTGGACGCAGCCGGCGACCTGGGCGAAAGCGAATCCCGGCCTAGGCGTATCGGTTCGGAGCGATTATCTCGAGGCCGAGGCGGCTAAGGCTCAAGAGCTACCTTCATATCAGAATACCTTTCGCAGATTGCATTTGAACCAATGGACCGAACAGGCGGTGCGATGGCTCCCGATGGATCGTTGGGATGATATGGGCGAGGCGTTGTCGCCGCTCGAGGGCCGGCCATGCTGGGCGGGTCTTGACCTGGCGAGCACTACGGATATCGCCGCGCTTGTGCTTGTGTTTCCTGACGACGAGGGCGGCTACGATGTACTCCCGCGATTCTGGATACCTGCCGAGAATGCCAGGGCGAGGGAGAAGCGGGACCGGGTGCCTTATCCCCAGTGGATAACCGAGGGGCATGTAACCGCTACGCCTGGCGATGTGATCGACTTCGACCAGATTCGCGCCGACATCAATGCGCTGGGCGAGCAGTACGACATACGCGAGATTGCAGTAGACCGATGGAATGCAACGCAGCTAGTTACGCAGCTAGACGGCGACGGATTCGCCGTAGCCATGTTCGGCCAGGGTTACCGCTCGATGTCTGCACCGAGCAAGGAATTAGAAACGCTGGTGATGGGGCGCAAGCTACGCCACGCCGGCAACCCGGCGCTACGCTGGATGGCGAGCAATGTTGCCGTAGAAACCGACCCAGCCGGCAACATCAAGGCGAGCAAGAAAAAAAGCACGGAACGAATCGATGGCATCGTGGCGCTCATCATGGCGATTGCGAGAGCCACAGCCGGCGGCAACGATGCCGGCTCAGTCTATGACGACAAGGGGATTGAATTGTTATGAAATGGTGGCCGTTCAGTAAAAATGAGGAGCGGGCGACATTGGCAACGCCTACGCCCTGGTTATTCGATGCCCTGGGAGCGAGGAAATCCGCGAGCGGTATAGCCGTGAGCGAGAATACCGCGCTCCAGTATTCAGCAGTTTTCGCAGCGGTTAGGCTCCTGAGCGAATCGGTAGCCTCTCTACCGCTTATTACATACGAGCGGGTAGACCGCGGAAAGCGTCGTACGCAGAGCCACCCAGCCCATCAGCTACTCGATGTAGCACCGAATCGGGAGATGACTGCGTATACCTTCCGCGAAACACTCATGGGCCACTTGTGTACATGGGGCAACGCCTACGCGGAGATCGTCCGCGATGGTGCCGGCCGGCCGATGGAGCTGCTGCCGATTACGCCTGACCGAGTACGAGTAGAGCGCGACGAATCCGGCACGGTGCGGTATATAATCGATGAGCAAATAACGCTCGATACCGATAGCGTATTGCACATCGCCGGCTTGGGATTCGATGGGATCATCGGCTACTCGCCTATCCGGCTCGCGAGAGAATGCGTAGGCTTGGGCATGGCAGCCGAGCGATTCGGCGCCTCGTTCTTCGACAACGCAGCGCGGCCGGCCGGCGTGCTCCAGCATCCCGGTACACTCTCTCAGGAAGCGGCCCATAGGCTGCGGGAGAGCTGGCGAAACACTTACGAAGGCAGCGGCCGTACGGGTAAAACCGCGATCCTTGAGGAGGGTATGAGCTGGCAGAGCCTGGGCATACCCCCCGACGACGCCCAGTACCTCGAAACTCGAAAGTTTCAGGTAGCCGAAATCGCCCGATGGTACGGCGTGCCGCCTTCAATGATCGGCGACCTAGAGCGCGCGACATTCTCAAACATAGAGCACCAGGCTATCAGCTTCGTAACCCATTCGCTGCGGCCCTGGCTTGTGCGGTGGGAAACTGAGCTACGGCGCAAATTGTTCCCGGCCGATGAAGTGTTTTTTCCCGAGTTTCTCGTTGAGGGTTTGCTTCGGGGCGATACGAAAACGCGATACGATGGCTACAAGATCGCACGCGAATCGGGGTGGCTGTCGGTCAATGAGATACGCAACCTCGAAAACATGAACCCGGTAGATGGTGGAGATACATACATACAACCGCTTAACATGGGAACGGTTGGCGAGGGCGACGGCGACGCCGACGCCGACTCCCGAGGATGGGCTACGCCACTCCTGGCCGATGCCCTGGGCCGGGCGGCTCGCATCCAAGACAACGCCGAGCGAAAAGCCGAACAACGCAAGGGCGAGCATTTCGCCGAGTGGCTGGCCGGCTATCGAGAGATAGACCTACCGCCGCTCGTCGCGGAGATACTGGAGCCGGCTGTTCGGGCGATCTTAACGCCGGCCGGCAGAGCCGACGAAGCCGAAGAGCGAGCAGTACATATATCCGGCCGTTGGATTTCGTCAAACAAACACGATGACATAGCAGCTACAGCAGCCGCGGAAGTGAGGAATCTACATGGATAAGGAAACTAGAGCGGTAAAACTCGAGGCCGGAGAATTTCGATTTGCCGATGGCGAAAAGCGGACCCTGGAAGGCTACGCGGCGGTATTCGGTGCGGTGGCTAATCTAGGCCAGTTCGACGAGATCATCGAGCCGGGAGCGTTTACACGATCCCTGGCCGGCGGTGCTGATGTCCGCGCACTCATTGACCACGATCCCGGCCGTATCATCGGCCGCACCAAGAGCGGCACGCTCGCCCTTGAGGAAAACGATCATGGCCTATGGGCGACCGTGGAGCTACCCGAAACGCGCGAGGCTAACGACTTGGCTACACTCGTGGACCGGGGCGATCTCGACGGCATGAGCTTCGGATTCAGGACCGTGAAAGATCGCTGGGAAACGCGCGAGGGCCGCAATGTTCGATACCTCGAGGATGTCGACATATTTGATATCTCGGTAGTCTCATTCCCGGCTTACGATGCTACTGAGGTAGCTTTGCGATCCCTCGAGAATATCCAAGCTGCGGGCGACGCGGAGATCATGCGGCGGCGGTATAACCTGATGATGATAAATAATTGGCGAATGGTGCAATAAACGGGGGGGTTAATCGTTAGATGTTTACAAGTGAATACGGGCTGTTTAGTGGCTGGATACGCCGACGCGATGCAGTTGTTAAAAAGCCGACAGTACCTAAAGGGTATGCCGATGCAACCCCAGAGGCGCTAGGTTTGATTCTATGAGTCTGCCGGCCCTGTGGGGTTGGCTCAATTTAGGGGGCATAAACATGCCAGAACAGACAACTACGGAGCTAAAGCAGCTCCGCGCGAAGCTTATCGCAGATATGCGGGGCATTCTTGATATTGCCGATGGCGAGGGCCGGCCGCTTACAAGCGAAGAGCGACAGCAGTACGACAAGATCGAAGCCGATGTAGACGCCTACACGGCCACGGTAGATCGCCGCGATGGGATCGCAAGGGCAGAGGCGACGATTGAGGCCCAGGCGGGCGAAGCTCGCTCGAAGTCTCAGGCGATGACGAAGCACGATAGAGCGGGGAGCGATGAATACCGCCATGTATTAGAGAAGTACATGCGATTAGGAAGCAATGCCCTGGTAGGTGCGGAAGCGCGTACCCTCACCGAGGGTACCGATAGCGAGGGTGGCTACATAACCGAAACC